GGGATGAGCCGATACAGATTCGAGAAGGCAGAATACTTAACCCTCTCCGAGATGCTACTCATACTCTAATACGAGGTGCTACTTCTAAGGCGGCGGCCAAGTATGAAGAGTTTATGAAGTATGGCTCAGCGTTATGCCGTCTGAAACCCGAGGGCTTTAGCATTCAAGAGGCACAAGAGTTGTTTCCTAAAGATGACAAGGGCGGTATGCCCGACTTGCTTACTTGTTTACACCGACCTGACTACGACCAATTTAGTAGTGAGTTGGATAAGTTCGTTGCTTACATAAGCGATACCAGCGAGGAAAAGTATCTTACCTATAACAAGGCAATGCTAAGCATGGCTTGGTCATATGGTGCTAGCGTTTGGGGTAAAGCCTATGAGATTAAAGGTTCTAAGTTAGATGAGCAGACCTTTAAGAATGCTATGAAGTATTTAATCATGGGCATCCACAGAGAGGAGATATTCAAAGAAACCCTCAGAGAAGCGGGCGATGTTAAGCGTGACCCATACCTAAAATACTTCCAACAAGGTTGGAAAAGGTATCACCTAAAAACTTGATTTATATAGTTAAATGTGTTACAATATATGTATAGTGGTAAATGTGTAGCAAGCGGTAAAAATCCTAACATTTGTTAGGGGTATTTGTAGCAGAGTAGTAGGAAGTATCTTAATACGGCGTAGTTAATGCCGATAACTTAAATATAAAAGGAAAAGCAATGGCTGAGATTAACTTTGGTAAGACTGTATCAATTAAGCAAGCGTGTGAGATTATTCTCTCGACCCCGATGAACCGCTACTTCTTAAGAGGTGAGCCAGGAATAGGTAAGTCATCTATCCTTAAGACACTAGCAGTAAGCCTACCAAACCATGAAGTATCTTATATTGATGTGCCAAACATGGACTTGGGCGACATTGCAATGCCCGTCATCGACAGGGAAACAAAGACTACTGCCTACTACCCTAACAGTAGATTTAAGATTCATCTGGGGAATCCCGTCATAACTATGCTCGATGAGTATACGAAAGGTGCAGACCCGATTAAGAACATGCTCCATCCCATGCTTGAGGTAAGCAATCCTCGGCTCGGTGATATTAGTTTGCATCCCGAATCAATTACTTTTCTGACAGGCAATCTATCTAGTGACGGAGTAGGCGACAACCTGAAAGCCCATAGTATGAATCGTATTATTCCGCTACATGTAAGAAAGCCTGATGCGGATGAGTGGCTAGCGTGGGCTATTGATAACGACATAGCACCTGAGATTTGTGCGTGGGTTAAACAATTCCCGCATTCAATGGCTAGCTATCTCGATGAGGCACAAGCAGACAACCCTTATATCTTCAACCCTAAGAAAGTGCAGATGGCATTCGTATCACCTCGGTCATTGGAAAGGGTTAGCAATATCGTGAAGGTTCGGCATAAGTTAGATACCGATAGCTTGATATGTGCAATGAGTGGTGCGGTGGGCGAGTCAGCCTCTCGGGATATGCAAGCATACATAGAGTTCTCAGACCAGCTTCCTACATGGGAGTCGGTGATTGACAACCCTAAGACTGCCAAAGTCCCCGATGGTGCGGGTGCGTGTGCAATTATTGTATTCGGTGCTATCGCTAAGGTGGATAAGACAACCATGCCTAAGTTCATGGAATACCTTGAGAGATTCGAACCCGAGTGGCAAGCATGCTTTGCTATCAACATTGCCAAGTCCTCAGCTAAACAGGCTATCGCATTTAGTTCTATGAAGTTTGCTGATTGGGTGCAAAAGAATGAGGACTTACTGTGAGCAAGCTAGGTAGACCCAAGCTTGAGGGTAGTGGAGTATCCCGAGAGGCTATTAGGCAACAGCAACAAAGAGCCTTACGCAAGGCAAAGAGATTCTTGCGTGACAAGGGATACAAAGCAGAAGATTTTTTTATTATTTTTAACAAGACGGAGAAACCTAACAAATGTTAGATAACACTACCGAAGTAGTAGTAAAGGACAAAGAGGAACGCAGACTTAGCAAGACTAAGATTGCCATTATGCGTAACCCCAAGTTCGCTTTGTGGTCAGGTCTTATGACTGTGGGTAAGACAAGAGTTGATGAAGATGTGCCGACTGCATGCACCAATGGTAGAGATGAACGCTATGGTCGTGACTTTATCAAGCGTCTTGATGATAAGGAGTTGGCATTCGTGGTATTGCACGAGGTGTTACACAAAGCGTATCGCCACTTGTTTACATGGAGAAAGCTATGGGAACAAGATGCTCAGCTTTGCAACATGGCATGTGACTATGTAATCAATCTTCAGTTGGTGGACATGGACAAGGAACAAACTCTATTGGCTATGCCTACGCATGAGGGTAAGGCAATAGGACTAGTCGATGAACGCTTTCGTGGCATGAACGCTAAACAGGTATTCGATATTCTGAAAGAGGAAGAACCCGAAGGTGGATATGGTGGCGGTGGTGGGGGTGGTAGTGGTGGTGGATTCGATGACCACGATTGGGAAGGTGCGAAAGAACTTAGCGAGGAAGATAAGAAAGCCTTAGCTAAGGAAGTAGACCAAGCTATTCGTCAAGGACTCATTGCTCATAGCAAGCTAGCGGGTAAGGGCGGTGGTGGTATGGGTCGTGAACTCGAGGAACTAACTGAACCCAAGATTGATTGGCGGGAAGTCTTGCGTGAGTTTGTTAAGTCTACATGTAGTGCGAAAGATGCAAGTTCATGGCGACGGGTCAATCGTAGATACCTCTCGGGTGATGTGTATATGCCTACCCTAATAGGTGAACGAGTAGGTCATCTTGTGATTGGCATTGATACGAGTGGCTCAGTAGGTGGTAAGGAATTGCAAGAGTTCTTAAGCGAGGTGCAAGGTATCGCTAAGGAAGTTCATCCCGAGAAAGTCGATTTGATTTATTGGGATGGTGCGGTGGCTAGCCATGAGGAATATACATCTAACGAAGTAGATGGTATTGCAAACTCTACTAAGCCTAAAGGTGGTGGGGGCACTGACCCTACTTGCGTAATGCGTTACTTGAAAGAGAAGTGTATCAATCCCGAGGCAATCATCATGCTGACTGACGGATACATCGGAGATTGGGGAGATGAGTGGAATGCACCGATTCTATGGACTATATGTGGGGGCAACAACGCTTATGCCCCTGTGGGTAAAACGATACATGTTAAGGACTAACCTTATGGCTAAGTGCGTAGTAGCGATTGGATATAAGAACTTTATTCTCGATGCGGACAAGGGAGTTCAGCTATTGGACTTGCTTGCCGATGCTGAGATATATGAAGAGAAGTGGCATAGCGAAACTAAAGGCAATACCTACCATGTATTTGCTAATGACGGACATGCAAGTGGTAGTGGTGTGAACATGGAGTTGAAGGTGCTATCTAATAGCTTTTATCAGATGGCAAAGTTGGCGGGTAAACCATCTAACAAATGTTAGGAAATTAAGGAGAAGTGATATGAGTATTTCATCTAGTGCGGTATTGGTAGAGTTGAACATTAGCATATGGACTGCTAACAAGTTGGATAGGGGTGCAACCGATAGTGTGCTTGCCTCGAACTCAGCAAGTAGTGGGTCGGCTCAGGTGCGTAAGAACTTAATGGCAGGAACAGACAAGCGTAAGAAGATAGCTGACTACGCTGCTAGGGCTAGGCTCTACCACAATCAGACTACTCTGAGTTGGTCGGACAAAGGTGCTAGGTTACTACCCACAAGTTTGTTTATGGACTACAAAAGTAACATGAATGTGATTGAACGCAACATGACTACTATGATTAACGACTTCTATGCTAGCTATGCAGACTTGATTGACTTGTCGAAACATCATATGGGTGCGTTGTTTAATCCTAGTGACTATCCAAGTATTGATGAGTTGCGTAGCAAGTTTGGATTCCGTCTTGTGTTTAGTCCGTTACCCGAAAGCGGAGACTTCCGCTTAGATATTCCGAATGCTGACTTGAAAGAGTTGGCTGATGAATACGAGGTGGCATTCAACGATAGGCTCGGCGATGCTATGAAAGAACCATGGGAGAAGTTGCATAAGAGTCTTACCCATATCTCAGAAAAGCTAACGGACATAGAGGGCGATGACGATACTAAGAAAAGGTATCACGATACCCTGATTACAAATGCTCAAGAGTTGTGCGGTTTACTTACGCATTTGAATATCACCAAAGACCCCAAGCTAGAGCAAGCAAGACGAGAGTTGGAACAGACCATGCTTGGTGTGGACATTGAGGATATTAAAGAACACGCAAGCGTTCGTAGTGATGTGAAGTCCAAGGTCGATGCAATCTTACAAAAATTCGATTGGTAGGGGGATACATGTGGACTATTGTGGTTTCGTTCTTTGCCCTTAGCGGAGTATTGCTTTGGGCATTCCTAGGATTTGTTTTCTTTACCATTTATATAAAGGATTAGTAATGACATACGAGAATATTAAGTTTAAAGAGCATGACGATGGTGCGGGCAATAAGCTGACTCCTACTATTGAACCATTCCTAGTGGAGTTAATTGAGAAGCTAGCACTCAAGTATCCGCAATGGATATTCCAAGAGGAGCATTCTAACTTTAGCTGGTCACAAGTTAATGGTAAGTCGTTAAGGACAGACTATAAAACTACTAGCTTTAAGATAATGGATAAGCGAGAAGAGTTAGGCACTGTATATGTAGACCACTACGCTAGGGGTAAGCGTTTTGCGGTGGATAACTTCCGAGTGCAAGAGATGCGTGAGCGTGGCTCGGGCATGAAAACTATTCATCTTAACAAAGCGATGAAACATATAGATAAGTTCTTTGGTAAGAAAAATATTACAGAGAAAGTAGAAGAGGCACAGAGAATTGCTCAACAAGTTTCGTATCAAACTAATAATCAATTAAGTAGTAAGATGCACTCCGTTTGGCGGGACTTGCAACCTAAAGCAATAGACTTTCTGATAACTGAGCATTGGGAAGAGTTTTGTGCGTTTGCAAAAACAGAAGGGGGTGACTTCCCACGCAAGACTGCAGAGGCTAAAGCGAGTAGTGAGATAGATGAAGCGTTGCGTAAAGGGAATGCTTACCTTGTCTACATTGACGGATTGGATTATGCTATACAAAAGGGCGACAAGAACCCTATTACTATTAAAGCAAGTGAGGAACTTCCTGACTTTATTCGTAGAAGTGTAGGTATGCTAAAGCTATTAGAAGATAATCAAATCATTATTGATGTTGGCTTGCGTGTTAGTCCTACAACATTTGTAGTTTTAGAACCTAACATTTGTTAGGTATTTGGGGGAAGATTATGAAACTATTTAAACGTAAGCTTAATGTAGTTGAACCTAGACCTAAAGAAAGGAAGCTACCTATGATGATTGATACTAACTCTAAGTTCGTATATACAGGCGGGTCTGATGTATTAAAAACCTTTAAGCGGTATGGGTTTGTTCCGCCTACCGAGTATCGTGATGATTACTTATTTAAGATTAACCGAGATGCTAACCGAGAGGAGAAAGATGAATGATGTGATAAAGAAAGTTAGAGGTAAAGGTGTTAAGCCTACGATGGTATATGTATCCTTACGGATAGATAAAGAAGTGTATGAGTTTTTAAATACTTACCCGAACAGAAGTGCAAAGATTCGGGAAGTGTTAGCTAATTTTATAAACAAAGAAAGAGGAATCAAAGATGAGAAAACCAAGCAAAAAGTCACAGAAGTTAAGTAACTATTTAGTAGAGAACCCAACCGCTAAAGCCGTCACAGTAGCTAGGTTATTTGATGTTAGTCTGGCTACTGTATATCAGCGTAAGGCTAAGCTAAAGTCAGCAGCGCCTAGGGGTAAGATTGTTTTTGCTAAGCGTGGTCGTCGCCCTCGTCGCCAGACACCTTCAACGCTTGTGCCTAACGCAGTAATGTCAATGGCAGTATATGCTGACGATATGGTGAATCATCCACCCCACTACAAGACAGGCGGGATTGAGACGATTGACTTTATCGAAGCGAAGAACCTAGGGTATAACCTAGGTAATGTCGTTAAGTATATTAGTCGTGCTGACTACAAAGGTGACAGACTTGAGAATCTCAAGAAGGCACAATGGTATATGAATAGAGAAGTAGCACTAGCAAGTAAGAAATAAGGGAGGAAATTTACATAGCGTTTTACTAGTAGCCTTGTAGATGCGAACGTAATTCGTTTTTCAGTTAGCCCTCCCGAAGATGATTACTGCTAACTGAATTCCTTTTAAGCCTGACGAGGGGCGGGTAATCTACATACCCCCTCACTTCCTAACATTTGTTAGGATTAAAAAGATTTAATTCTCCCCCTTGACAAAGTCCAACACCATGTTAATATGGTGGCATGGCACAAACTCCCGAATCAAAAGTAAAAGCAAAAGTCGTTAAGCTAATCAAGGCTTACGGCATCTATTATTTTTTCCCCGCAACGCATGGCTTTGGTCGCTCAGGTGTGCCCGATGTTATATGTTGTGCGAATGGAAAATTCCTTGCCATAGAATGCAAGGCGGGAACTAATAAGCCTACTGCCCTACAAGAAAAAGAAATTAACGACATCCAAAAGTCGGGCGGGTTTGCGTATGTGATAAATGAAACTAACTTACATACGCTAGAGAATATATTAAGGAGCTTACTTGACGAGGATGATGACGATGGCAGATGCTAAAACAATGAACAAAGGTGTTCAGATATTACTTGAACGCATGAGCAGTAACCCTGATGAGTTTATCCCTGATATTCATGGGCGATACCCAACCAAATGGGCAGACATGCTGATGGGTATTCAGATGCGGGCGAGCAAGGATAAGGACTACAAAGATCAGTTGCCGTTCCTAAACGATTGGGAGATAGAAGCCCTATGGCGGAAGATGCACGAAATACAGGGCGAGCTGTTTGTTAAGCAGGTTATGAATATCCTGCTACAGGATGCTGATTCAAATTCAAAAGAACTATCATTCTTTTCGTCACAACCGCTAGGCGCAAGCCTCGGCGGGACGGTGACAATTTCCCCTACAACTTTTGGGAAGCTACGCTACCCATGAAGATTTTTTGCATAGACTTTGAGACTTATTACTCGCAAACCTTTTCTCTTACTAAGCTGACCACAGAGGAATACATTCGGTCTGATGAGTTTGAGGCGATTGGCTTTGCCATCCAAGAAGAAGGTGGGGACCCGCAATGGTTTAGTGGTACTAAAGCACAGTTAAAGAAAGCACTAGATAAATATGAACTCGATAAAAACTTGGTTATTGCGCATAACGCTATGTTTGATATGGCTATCCTTAGTTTTATATTTGATATAAGACCAAAGGCTATTGCGGATACTCTATCAATGGCAAGAGCCATACATGGCACGGAAGTAGGCGGTAGTTTAGCTAAGCTAGCTGAACACTACAACCTTGGGGCGAAAGGCACAGAGGTGCTTAATGCTCTTGGCAAACATCGGATTGACTTTACTGCTGAGGAACTAGATAGATATGGTGAGTATTGTAAGAACGATGTGGTGCTTACGATGGCTTTGTTTGAGCAACTAAGTGCGGGCTTTCCTCCTATTGAGTTTAGGCTGATAGACCTAACCATTCGTATGTTTACTGAGCCTAGCTTATGGCTTGACGGCACTATATTGCATGACCACTTGGGCGGTATCCAAGTAAAGAAAAGAGCATTCTTAGAGCATTACGCTAAAGATGATTTGATGAGCAACGACAAGTTTGCGGTGCTACTACAAGAAAGAGGAGTCGAACCCCCACGCAAGATTAGTAATGTTACAGGCAAAGAGGCATGGGCATTTGCCAAGACCGATGAAGGGTTTAAGGCTTTACTAGAGCATGAGGATGAGGCGGTGCAAATCCTTGCAACTGCGCGCTTAGGAGTGAAGTCAACCATTGAAGAATCAAGGACTGAACGCTTTATAGACATCGCAGGTAGAGGCTTATTCCCCATACCACTACGCTACTATGC